TCCCGACGGGAAGCAGCACATCGAGGTCCTCGACAACGATCGGGGCACGGGGTGGGTTGTCGAGCGGGTCGCCGAGCTCGTCAAGAAGTGGAAAGCCTACGCCGTGGTGATCGACCCTGGTGGACCCGCCGGGTCCCTCGAGTCTCAGATCACCGATGCGGTGGGCATGGACGCGGCCGGCCGGTCGCTGGCCATGATCATCACCACGAGGGAATACGCCCAGGCATGTGGCGTCTTCTACGACGCCATCGTCCAGGGCACGCTCCGTCACCTCGGTGACGACGAGCTCGACGCCGCGATCGACGGGGCGAAGACCCGCAAGCTCGGCGAGGCGTGGGCCTGGGACCGCAAGAGCTCGGACGTCGACATCTCCCCGCTGGTGTCCTGCACCCTCGCCCTGTTCGGAAACTCCCGCCGGCCGAAGACCAAGTCCCGAGTGATCAACCTGAACGACATCTGACCAGGAGGTCACCCGTGTCCCTTCGCCACCAGGACGTTGAGACCGGGCCCGTCGAGTGGATCGAGTCGGTCCTCCGGAAGCGGATCATCGTCCACCTCCAGTCCGGCCAGACGATCGAGGGCTCGCTGACCGCAACCATGGAGGACGGTCTGATCCTGCGTGCAGCCTCGCTGCTCGAGCCCGGCGGCCAGCGGACACCGATGGCAGGGGAGACGTTCGTCCCGCGGGAGAACGTCGCCTTCGCCCAGCTCGATGAGTAGCCCATGGAGATCCTGACCAGGGACCGCCACTTCGAGACCCGAGGTGCCAATCCGCTTGCCCAGTGGGGCAGCACTGCTCCTCCGTCGAACGGCCAGCAGGGCGTCACGGCCGCCGGAGTGAGCGTCTCGGAGCACACGGCACTCCAACTCGCCGCCGTCTACGGCTCGGTGTCGATCATCGCCGACTCGCTCGCCACGCTGCCCATCCGGCAGTGGACCGCGACAGGTGACACCACGGCCAAGCAGATCGACCCGTCGACGGTGATCGAGCAGCCATGGTCGGAGATCACCCGCCGGGACTTCATCACCCAGGGCACTGTCTCACTGCTGCTCCGGGGGAACCTCTTCGGGAACATCACGGCGTGGGACCGGAAGATGTACCCGGAGCAGGTCCGCCTGGTCCACCCGGACCACGCCCGAGTCCGCCGCGGCAGCAGCGGCGCCGTCGAGGTTCGCTACTGGAACCAGCTCGCCGATCCCGACACCGTGACCCGGGCGATGGCCCTGTCGCTCCCCGAGGGACTTGTCGGCCTGAACCCGATCGAGAACTTCCGGAACGTGCTCGGGATGGCCCGGGCCCAGGACCTCTACAGCGGGGCGTTCTACGCCAACTCGGCCCGACCGGACGGGGTGATCCAGGTCCCCGGCGACCTGGACGTCGAAGAGGCCAAGGCCATGAAGCAGGCCCTGCTCGAGGCCCACCAGGGGATCAACCGATCACACCTGCCGCTCGTGCTCACCGGCGGTGCCGAGTTCGTTCCGATCACCATGAACCTGGCGGACATCCAGTTCTTGGAGCAGATGCAGTTCAGCGCCTCGGTGATCTCCGGGATGCTCTACCGGGTTCCGCCCCACATGATCGGCATGGTCACGAAGGACACCTCGTGGGGCGCCGGCATCGAGCAGCAGGAGCTCGGCTATGTCCGCAACACCCTGCTGATCTGGCTCTGCCGGTGGGAAGACCTCCTGACCAGCTGGCTGCCGCGTGGCCAGTTCGTCACCTTCGATCTTTCCGAACGCCTGCGCGGCGACACCCTGCAGCGCTGGGCCGCCTACCAGATCGCCCGGGTCATCGGAGCGATGAACAACGCCGAGATCCGCGAAGCCGAAGACCTCCCGCCGGTCCCGGACGAAGCCCTCTCCGCCTACGACCAGCCGCTCAACTCCTCCCCGATGCCTGCGGCCGTCACGCAGGGCGGTGACAAGGCGAACTGAGGTAACCCATGCCCGCCACACCGGTCCACCACACGGCTACCGACGACGGCGAGTGGGATGGTCCCGCCCAGGAGAAGAAGCTCGAGACACCGCTGACGAAAGCGATCGGCGACGACACCTTCGCCTGGGTCGACCCTGACGGCGACGAGACAACGAAGTCGGCGTGGAAGTTCATCCACCACTTCGTGTCGAAGGACGGCCTGCCCGGATCCGCATCGACGCTGGCCTGCTCCACGGGCATCGGTGTCCTGAATGGGGCCCGGAAGGGCACCACCATCCCCGCCGCCGACCGTGAGGGCGTCTGGAAGCACCTCGCCGCGCATCTGACCGATGCCGGCGTCAAGGAGGAAGACGTGCCCGAACTCAAGTCACGGGAGGACCTGCTCGAGGAGCTGGCCGCCACCGACAACAAGTGCAACCGCTGCAACGGCGAGGGGACCATCTCGCTGAACGACCAGGACCTGGAGTGTCCGCAGTGCGGCGGCTCCGGGGAGGGCGATGCCAACGCCGACGGCCAGGCGAACGCCGCTCCGAAGATCCCGGCCACGGCGATCCGGGCCGAGCTCCGTGGCGTGCCGGAGTCCCGGGTGTCGACCGGACCGAAGTTCGAGCTCCGGGAGATCGCCAACGGCACCGGCGGGACCAACCTCCGCTTCACCGGTTTCGCCTCGGTCACCGACGCCGAGTACGAGATGGAGGACTGGCAGGGCCCCTGGGTCGAGTCGGTCGGCATCGGGGCGTTCGGGAAGACCCTCAACGAGGGCGCCGACGTCGCCTTCCTGCTCAACCACGAGGGCATGACTCTGGCCCGGACCAAGCCGGGGACGCTGAAGCTCTCCGAGGAGACCGACGGCGCCAGCAGCCCCGTCTACGGCGTCACCGGCCTCCACTCCGAGGCCCTGCTCGATCCGGAGAACATGTACGTGCAGGCGATGCGGTCGGCGGTCGAGCGCGGCGACCTCGACGAGATGTCCTTCGCCTTCCGCGTCACCCGCCAGGAGTGGAACCCGGAATTCGATCGCCGGTGGATCAACGAGGTGAGCCTGGACAAGGGCGACGTCAGCCTCGTCAACTACGGGGCGAATCCGACCACTGGGGGCACCGTGGCCATGCGCCAGCGGTTGATCGGTCGGGCGTCTGAGCAGATGCCCGTCGAGCGCATCGTGGCCCTGTTCCGGAAGTCGGCCCTGTTCCGGGAGCTCCGGGAGGGCAAGGTCCTCTCGGCGGCCAACTCGGACCAGCTGCAGCAGGCCCTCGAGGCGCTCCACACGGCCGACGACGTGGACATCCCGGCGATCGTGCGATCCCTGCAGGACATCGACGCCGCCGTCGACGCCGGGCTGGCTGGCGTCTCCAACGTTCTGGACGTGGCCAACCCGGACGGCGACCCGGCCGATCTCGAGCCGGCCCTGGCGCCGCCCCAGGGTTCACTGGCGCTGCCCAACTACGGAGCGGAGGCCCGGGCTCGACTCGCTGCGCTCAGCACCGGACCGCGAAGGGGTGTGGCATGACCATGACCTACGGCCAGCTGCAGGACGGGCTTCGGGCGGCGATCGCCGCCTCCGTCGCGGCAGATCCCGAGGCCGACGACAGCTACGTCTGGGTGATCGACTTCTCCGATTCGTACGTGGTCTACGAGGTCGACTTCAACGAGTACCTCCAGGACGACTACTCGATCGACGCCGACGGGGGCATCACCCTCGCCGGCGACCCGCAGCCGGTGAAGTCGATCACCACCTACGTCCCCCTGGCGTCCGATTCCACCGGAATCGAGACCCGGGGCGCACTGGCCCGTCGGGACGCCCGTGCCCGCCCGGCCCGGGCCACCGCGGTCACCGTCACGTCCGAGCCGCTGACCTATCACCGCCACGCCCGGCATTCGTACTACCGCGACCTGCTCCTGACGGACCGGGTGACGGGCGCTGGTGAGCGCCTGGCCCGTCACGCCCAGGAGATGCGGGTCATCGACGCCGAACGCGCCGACCGGGCCTGGCGGTCGCTCCGGGCCGGTGACTTCGAGTACCGGGTCGAGCCCAACCGGACCGACGGCCAGGGTGGCTATTTCAGCCCGCCGATCTGGCTCAACCAGCTCTTCGCCACAGCCAAGCGGCCGGGACGGGTACTGGCCGGGCTCATGCCTCGGTTCGAGCTCCCGCCGGGCGTCTCCCAGATCAACCTGCCCATCATCGGCACCGGAACGAACACCGCCCCCGTGGCCGACATCGAGGGTGTGCCCGCCCAGGACATCACCGATTCTGCCGGTTCGTCGATCGTGGTAACTCTGGCCGGCCAGGCCGACGTGGCCTTGCAGGCCCTCGAACAGAGCCCCGCCGGCGCCCACCTCGACTGGGCGCTCCTGATGGACATGGCGGAGGACTACGACCGCGACGTCGAGACCCAGCTGCTCATCGGCACCGGGTCGACCAACAACCAGCTCCTCGGGATCCAAGCCGCCGACACCTCGATCACCTACACCGACGCTTCCCCGACGGGCGCCCGGATGTGGCCCTACTTCGGCCAGGCCGCCGCCCAGCTCGGCGACAGCCGTCTGCTCCCTCCGGAGGTCTGGCTCATGCGCACGGCCCGCTGGTCGTGGCTGACGACCCAGGAGGACACTGCAGGGCGACCCTTCGGGATCTCGTCGCCGTTCTTCCTCGGCGCCGACGAGGAGACCCCCGACCCCGTCGGCGGTCTGATCTCCTGGCCCGTGTTCCTCGACGACGCCATCCCGGCCACGCAGGGTGCGGGAGGCAACGAGGACTTCATCACCTGCCTGCGCCCGACGGACCTGATCCTCCTCGAGGGACCGGTCCAGACCGCCGTCATGCGTGAGCCGCTCTCGGGTGCCCTGGGCGCTCGGATCCAGCTCCACGCCTCCGTGGCCGCCATCACCAACCGGTACACCGCCGGCATCTGGGTGATCCAGGGCACCGGCACCGTCGTCCAGACCAACTACTGACCCACGCAGTAACCCCGCGCCGGACCCCACTCATCGTGCGCCGGACCGCCTTCGGGCGGCACCACCCATGTTGAGCGAGAGGCACCACCCGGGACGTCACCAACCACCAGAGCCACCGTCCCGGTGCGCCCAATTCCAGAAGGAGGCATCATGCCCCCCACCACCACCGAGCCCACGCTCCTCGACCGGCTGCACACCAAGCGCAACGCCGCCGTCGACGCCTGGACCCAGTTCATCGACCAGCGGGAGACCGTGCGGGCCGAGTTCGAGGCCCGTTCGGGCGACACCGCCCCCGGCGAGGACGAGATCGAGTCCTTCCGGGCCGCCGAGCTCGCCTTCCGGGCCCAGTCCGAGCTGCTCGAGGCCGAGGTCAGGGACCTCGACAAGCGCATCGCCGACCAGGAGGAGATCGTCCGTCGCCGGGACGAGGCCGCCGAGCTGCATCGGAGCACCCCCGAGGTCGGCGCCGAGCCCATGACCTACCGCAGGGACACCTGCCGCGGTGCCGACGGGATCTCGTACTACCGGGACCTCGCCCAGGTGCTCGTGCCGGGCGTGACCTTCCAGACCACGGACCAGGAGTCCTCGCTGGCCCGCCTGAACCGCCACCGCATCGAGATGGACGTCGAGATGCCGAAGCGGGCGAAGAGCCGGGAGCGTCGGGCGCTGAGCCAGGTCGAGCAGGCCGAGGGTCGCACGAGCCTCAACCCGTTCGAGTACCGGGTCGAGCCCAACCGGACCGACGGCTCCGGCGGGTACTTCGTGCCGCCCTTGTGGCTCCCGGACGACTTCATCCCGCAGCTCGTCGCCCACCTGGTCGCCGCTGCCCTGTGCCGCCAGATGGACCTGCCTATGGGCACGGACTCCATCAACATCCCGAAGGTGGCCGGAGGTACGGCCGTCGGGTACCAGCAGGCGGACAACGCCGGCGTCGTGTCGCAGGACTGGACCGACTCCGCCGTGCAGGCGAACGTGAAAACTGTGGCCGGTGAGTCCGACGTGGCCTTGCAGCTCCTCGAGCAGTCGCCCCATGGCTTGGTCGACGAGGTCATCACGACCAACCTGGTCCAGCAGTACAACGCCTTCCTGGATCAGCAGGTGCTCGCCGGCGACGGCGTCAACACCGGCCAGCTGAACGGCGGCCACCTGCTCGGCCTGTACCCGTACAACAACTGGGGCGCCAACTCGATCACCTACACCGACGCTTCCCCCTCGGGGCAGCACTTCATCTCGGTGCTGGCGGCCATGGCCTCCCAGATCGCCCGCAAGCGCTACGACCTCAGCCAGCTGAAGTTCGTGCTCCACGGGTCGCGGTACTTCTGGTACGCGTCGTCGCTCGACGCCAACGGCCGCCCGCTGGTCGAGGCCACCGACGCTGCTCCGTGGAACGTCGCCGCCATTGACGACAGTCCCCGGGTGGCCGAGGGCCTGGCCGGTCGCACCAACTTCGGTGCGCCGATCTACGTCGACGACAACGTGACGACCACCGACACCACCGGTGGTGGCTCCGGCCAGGACGTGGCGATCGCCGCCAACTGGGACGACATCTGGCTCTTCCAGGGCGAGATGCGGACCAACGTCTACCGCGAGGTGCTCTCGGGTTCCCTGGGGGTGAGGTTCCAGGTCTACAACTATGTGGCCCTGCTCGCCCGCTACGGGCAGGCCATCTCGGTGGCGACCGGCTCCGGCTTCGCCGCACCCCAGGGCGCGGTCACCTCA